ATCGGCATTGAAGTAGGCAAAGTAAAGAATCGTAAAGTTGTAGAAGATTTAAGTCGTAGAGGCTTCTTAGGTGGATTAGGTGCTGCCGCATTAGGTGTTACTGATGTAGCACAAGCTAAACTTACACAACCTACACCGCAGAAATCAGAACCAATCAATCTATTAAGTAATCATCCACAGCACGAAGCACTATTACAACGTGCGGCTAAGGCTGCGGGAATAAAAGGCATTGAGCTGGCACAGTTTATGGCACAGACTAACCACGAATCGTGGGACTTTAGTAGATTAAAAGAAAAAGGTATGGGCAAAGGATACTTTGCTAAGAAGTATGATCCTAAACATAGTCCAAAAACAGCTAAGATATTAGGTAATAAAAATGTAGGTGATGGTGAGAAGTATCACGGCAGGGGTTTCATTCAGTTGACCGGTCGTGATAACTATCGTATGGCGCAAACTGCATTGAATATACCTTTACTGCAACAACCTGAGTTAGCGGAACGTCCTGATATTGCGGCAAAGATTGCTATATGGTATTGGCAGACACGTGTTAAACCACACATAAATAACTTTAATGATACGAAAGCCGTAACACAAAAAATCAATCCTGCAATGCGTGGATTACAAGATAGACACGCAAAGTTTATGGACTATAAAAATATATTATAAAGAGAAGTGAATGAAGAAAATAATAACAATTTTATTACTAGCAATATCTACTGTTGCAGTTGCACAAAAACAAAAGCCAATGAATATCTATGACTTCCCAATCACCAGAGTTATTGATGGTGACACTGTAGCATTTCAAGCAAACTTTTTACCTCCACCATTAAAACAAGAACTAAGTATTCGTGTGTTTGGTGTTGATACTCCTGAAAAGGGTCATAGAGCAATGTGTCCGAGTGAAGACCAACGTGGTCAGGCTGCTTCTGCATTTACAAAAAATGCTATAGCTAAAGCACAGAAGCGACAAGTAGCTATTATTGATTGGGATAAGTATGGTGGTCGTGTGTTAGGTGACATATTATTAGACGGACAAAGTTTACGTATGATGCTAATACAGAATGGTTTTGCAAGAGAGTACTACGGAGAAGCTAAGACTTCTTGGTGTAACTGATAAATACTCTATATAATGATTGGAATTACTATGACTACTATTGTAGAAACCGCAACAGATGAATTAGGAAAAACAAGTACACATACTTATGTCTCTGAATTACCAGAAATGATACCGCTTTATGAGTGGGTCCGTTTAAATAAGTCACCTGAACAGTTAGCTATCTGGGAAAAATCAAGTGAGCAAGAGCATGGTAGAGATTCATTGACTGTGTATAAAGAATGGTTAGTAACTTATAAAGTTGTACACACTATTACAGAAAGTGACGGATCAGTAATAGTATGCGATTATAAAACATACGACCATAAGTATGATTGAATATGCTAAGTGTAGATATTATTAATGAATCCGCTGCCAGTGAATTAGCTAGAAAACTTCCTAGCTTAGAAAAGCACGACTATAATACTATCGATAAACTAATGCGAAGAATCGCTAGTAAACACAGTATCACGGGTAAAGCACTGCACGATTTGTTTATTAAAAAATACCATCGTAATCCTGACAGTTGGATTAAGAATAAACTAGATGAGGGTGGTGACAATGATTTACAACAAGAAGTTGATAAGTTCTGTGATTGGGCGTGTAAACAACTACATTTAAAAACTAAGCCAGAGATTGAATTGAGTATGGATACGGAAGAAGCTCAAACAAATCACCACACCGGTGGTCATCAAATGGGTGAAGATAAAATTTGGGTATACGCTAACAATCGCAACCTAGTAGATATACTACGTACAGTATTTCATGAATTGGTTCACGTTCGTCAAGGTGAATTAGATATGATTAAGCCCGGTGACAGTTATCCGGGTAGCCCAATTGAAGCAATGGCAGATATGCTTGCGGGTAAATACATCAAGATTTATGGTGAACAGAACCATCATATCTTTCAATAAATCAAAATCTATGCTATAATGCATAGATGATTAAGTTAACAGTTCCATTACCCAAACGTATCACAATCGCTTGTAGCGGTGGTGTAGATAGTATGGCAGTTGTTGACTTTTTAAGTCGCAAGCACGAAGTTACAATTGCCCATTTTAATCACAGAACACAAAACGGTGAAAAAGCCAGTGAGTTTGTTTCTAGGTATTGCGGTGATAATAATATCGTTATGCTATACGGATCACCCCGCAGTCAAAAGGGTAGCAAAGAAAGTCAAGAAGAATATTGGCGTAGAGAACGCTATGAATTTTTAAGTGACCTTGGCCCAGTCATTACTTGCCATCACTTAGATGATTGTGTAGAAACATACATCTGGTCAAGTTTACACGGTACACCCAAAGTTATTCCATTGACTCGCAACAATGTATTACGCCCGTTCTTAACTACTAGAAAACAAGAGTTCATCTATTGGTGCGAGAGTCACAATGTACCTTGGATTGAAGATGAATCAAATAAAAACTCACGCTATACCCGTAATTATATTCGCAATGAATTAATGCCACACGCATTACGAGTTAACCCAGGACTACATACTTTGGTAAAGAAGATTGTAGAAGGTAAGCAAAATACTTGACTTCTCTACGCAAGCCAAGTATACTAACTAATTATTTAAGGAGAACCTATGTCAGATTACAACAGAACCTTCAACGGTGAAGCAAAGATTAAACTAACTCAACTAGTCAATGAGGGTATGACTGTATTACACGAAATTGACACATTGAATGGTGGACTAAACGACACTATCAAAGCAGTTGCAGAAGAACTTGAAATCAAAGCTAGTACATTGAAGAAAGCAATTAAAATTGCACACAAAGCAAGTCTAGGTCAGACTAACAAAGACCACGATGAACTCAATACAATCTTGGAAACTGTGGGCAAAACACTTTGAGTTACGTTGACGCTATTCACAGCAGGGATGAGGATCGTATCTACGTAGTAGAACGGGATAATAACGGCAAGCGTCAATACAAAGAATTCCCTACTAATTACGTATTGTATTATCCTGACCATAAAGGTAAACATCGTAGTATCTATGGAGATCCAGTTAGTCGTTTCAGTACACGCAAACGACAAGAGTTTGAAAAAGAAAAGCGCATCCATTCAGGTAAGAAATTATTTGAAAGTGATATTAATGTAGTGTTTCGTTGTCTCAGCGAAAACTATCTTAAAGTTGATGCACCTAAACTTCATACTTGCTTCTTTGACATTGAGGTAGACTTTGATCCTGAGAAGGGTTTCAGTCCTACTAGCGATCCATTCAATCCTGTAACTGCTATCAGTTGTTACTTAGATTGGTTAGACCAATGCATTACATTAGTGATTGCTCCTAAACATATGAGCAGTGAAACAGCCCTAGAAATCACTAATGAATTTGAAAACACAATGCTTTTCAAAACTGAGAAGGAAATGTTTGATGTTTTCTTTCAACTCATTGAAGATGCTGATGTATTGACTGGCTGGAACTCTGAGGGCTATGATATTCCCTATATGGTCAATCGGGTTACACGTGTGATGAGTAAAGATGACACACGCAAGTTCTGCTTGATGGGTCAATTACCTAAAGCACGTGAATACGAACGATTCGGTAAGAGTGAAACAACTTATGACTTAGTAGGTCGTATTCACTTGGACTATCTACAGTTGTACAAAAAGTATAACTATGAATCACGCCACAGTTATAAACTAGACTCTATCGGTGAGATGGAAGTCGGTGAGAACAAAACTCAATATGAAGGTACTCTTGACCAATTGTATAACAAAGACTTTAAAAAGTTCATTGAATACAATAGACAAGATACTATGTTGTTGGTGAAGATTCACAACAAACTTAAGTTTTTAGAATTAGCTAATCAACTTGCACACGAAAACACTGTACTGCTCCCAACAGTAATGGGTTCGGTTGCAATGATTGAGATGGCAATTTTTAATGAGGCTCACGAACGTGGGCTTGTTGTTCCAGATAAAAAACGAAAGGTTGAAAATGAAGAAGAAATCCAGCAGGCAGCAGGTGCCTTTGTTGCTACGCCGAAAAGAGGAATGCACGAATGGGTCGGTGCAGTTGACATTAACTCGCTCTATCCCTCGGTTATTCGAGCCCTTAACATGGCAGGAGAAACCATCGTTGCTCAAATCAGACAGACAATCACAGACCAGTATATGAAAGACAAGGGCCTTCGTTTAGCTAGTGAGAAGAAACGCTATAAAGAAGGTGACGATGATGTGACTGGTGCTATTCTATGGGAGAACCTATTTGGTGCATTAGAGTATACTGCAATTATGAACCAAGAGCGTGGCACTATGCTTACAGTTGACTTTGAAGATGGTCGTACTGAAGAAATGTCAGCGGCAGAAGTCTGGAAGATGATATTTGACAGTCACAAGCCCTGGATGCTAAGTGCTAATGGTACAATCTTTACTTATGAAAAAGAAGGTATCGTTCCTGGACTATTGACACGCTGGTACTCAGACCGTAAAGAAATGCAGAAGAAGTTAAAAGAAGCAACTACTACTGAGGATAGAGAATACTGGGACAAGCGACAACTTGTTCGTAAGATTTTATTGAACTCAGCATATGGTGCATTGTTGAATGAACACTGTCGTTTCTATGATAAGCGTATCGGTCAAAGTGTTACATTGAGTGGACGTCAGATTGTTCGTCATATGATGAGTACTATCAATGAATCAGTTGAAGGTACGTATTCACACGAAGGCAATGCAATTGTATATGGTGATACTGATAGTTGTTACTTCACAGCTTATCCTACACTCAAGCCACAGATTGATAAAGGTGAGTTGGTATGGGACAAAGAACTATGCATTGGCTTGTATGATAGCATTGCAGACCAAGCTAATGAAAGTTTCCCTGCATTTATGGAGAAAGCATTTCACGCTCCTCGCAAGAATGGTGAGATTATCAAAGCAGGTCGTGAATTGATTGGTGATCGTGCTATCTTTATTGTTAAGAAACGTTATGCTATCAACATCTTTGATAAAGAAGGTAAACGCAAAGATAAAGAAGGTAAGCTTGGTGATATCAAAGCTATGGGTCTTGACTTGAAACGTGCTGATACTCCTAAATACATACAAGAATTCTTAATGGATGTATTGCAAATGGTTCTTCAACAAGGTAAAGGTCGTGAAGAAGTTATTGAAGCTATCAAAGACTTTAAACGAGTATTGACTGCACAAGATAGTTGGACTAAAGGTTCGCCTAAAGGTGTAAACAAACTTACAATGTACGGTGACTTAGAAGCTAAGAGTAGTACTGGTCGTGCAAATATGCCCGGTCACGTAAGAGCCGCACTTAATTACAATTACTTACGTAGAGTAAACAGCGATAATTACAGTCAAAAGATTATTGATGGTATGAAGGTAGTAGTATGCAAACTTAAACCTAATCCATTAGGCTTTACAAGTGTTGCATATCCTGTTGATGAACTACGCTTGCCTAAATGGTTTACAGAATTACCATTCGATGACCAAGCAATGGAACAAACATTGGTCGATGAAAAGATTGATAATTTGTTAGGAGTGCTTGGTTGGGATATTCGTAGTAGTACAGATACGAATAGTACGTTTGATGATTTATTCAGCTTCGGGTAAATTGCTATTGCTTTACGCAATAAAATATAATATAATATACAACATAAACTGCCTAAATAGGTATACAAAGGAAAAACATGAAAGATTATTTACAAGATTTAATTACACACACAAACGGTCTAGGTGATGTAGACTTAATTAAAGTATCAGGTACAGATACCGAGACAACTATCAACGCAATTTCAGAAAAGAAAACTGTTATTGTATCAGGAATATTGAATAGCCCAATCAGTGACTTCATCGGTGTATTCGGTATGCCTAACTTAACTAAACTCAAAACTATTCTAGGTTTTGATGACTATGATGAACACGCTAAAATCTCTGTATTACGCACTAATCGTGATGGTGTTGATGTACCTAGTACTATTCACTTTGAAACAAAAGATGGTTCATTCGTTAATGACTATCGATTGATGACTAAATCAATCGTAGAAGAAAAAGTTAAAAGTGTTACATTCAAAGGTACTACTTGGAACGTTGAGTTTGAGCCTACTATTGCAGGCATTCAACGACTAAAGAAACAAGCAAGTGCTAACAGTGAAGAAGAACATTTTACATTTTCAACAGTTAATGGTGACTTAAAAGTTAACTTCGGTGACCCATCAACTCACAGTGGTAACTTTGTATTTCAACCAGGTGTTACTGGTTCGTTGAATAAAGCTTGGAACTGGCCAGTTAAAGTGTTCTTAGCTATTATGGACTTGCCGGGTGATAAGAAGGTTCGTATCGCTGACGCAGGTGCAACTGAAATCACAGTAGATTCAGGTCTAGCTACATATACATATCTACTCCCAGCTAACGCAAAATGATAGATAACATTTACGGTGGCGAGTTCATGGTAGTTACTAGTAATAAGGGTGCAGTTCCTTATGTAAATACCATGAACCCTATTACTGGTATGGTAGCAT